ATTCTTTTAAAGAAAATTATATTGAGAAAGAATTTAAAAAAATATAAAGATGAACACTAAACAAATGAGTAAATATAAATATTGGAATACAAAAAAATTAGAGGTTAAATGAAAAAGAAACCAAGTGAACCTCTTATAGTTGGTAAGAAAAGATATTATAAATATAAAATTATATGGGAAGATATAGTGGGAGATTCAACACTAGCAACATCAAATGAATTTAATAATATGACTTGTGCAGAGGTGCATACAGAGTGTTGGCTATTTGATAAGACATTTGACTATGTTTATTCTTTTGCAAGTTATTTTATAGATAACGGAGAAATAGAATTTGGGGATAGAAATGTTTATCCTCGTAGTGTAATAAAGAAAATGATAAGGATATAAAGAAATGAGTGATAAATATTATTGGTTGTGGAGAGATGAAAAGAAAAAAACACAGGAATCTGAAAAAGAAAACAAAAAGTTAAAAGCAGATTTAACAAAAGCCAAAGAAGACAGACAGTTTGATAACTTAGTACATAAAAAAGAAATAAAAGATTTAATAAGAGGTAAGTTAAAAAAATGAAATATGTTTTTGATATAGAGACAGACGGACTATTATTTGATTGTACGAAGGCTCATTGTATTGTTTTAAAAGATATAGACAAGAATGAGATACTTACTCCTACAGTTGACCAGGCATTAGAACTTTTATCAAATGCTGAATTAATTATAGGACATAATATAGTCAAATTTGATATTCCAGTCTTAAAAAAATTGTATGGATTTAAAACTAAAGCAAAAGTTTTTGATACCATAGTTGCGACACGACTAATTTGGTCAGACTTAATGGAGTCAGACATGAGACGTGTTCATAATAAAAATTATCCTAGAAATTTAGTAAACAAACACTCCTTAAAATCTTGGGGTGTTCGATTAGGAAATTATAAGCAACACATAACTACAGATTGGCAAACATTTACAAAAGAAATGTTGGAATACTGTATTCAAGATGTTGAGGTAACGCATACATTGTACCAAAAGATTTTGGAGAAAAAATATTCCGAGCAATCTTTAGAATTGGAACACTTAATTTCGGAAATAATAAGTAGACAAGAACAATATGGTATTCTTTTTGATAAAGATAAAGCAGCTAAACTTTATGCAACTCTTTCATCTGAGAGAGATACTATTAAAAAAGAAATGGAAAAAACTTTTCCACCTCTTAAAAGAGAAGAAGAGTTTATACCAAAAGTAAATAATAAAACTCGTGGCTATGTTAAAGGTCAGCCTTTTATTAAAGTAACTTACGAAGACTTTAATCCATCAAGCCGAAGACATATAGCTGAACGATTAAAGATTAAATATAGTTGGAAGCCAAAAGAATTTACTAATGATGGTCAACCAAAAGTTGATGATAGAGTTTTAAATTCTTTAGATTATTCTGAAGCTAAACTCCTGGCTCGTTATTTCTTATTAGAAAAACGAATAGGTATGTTAGCTGAAGGAAGACAGGCTTACTTAAAATTGGAACGTAACAATAGACTACACGGAACGGTGAATACTAACTCTGCGATAACTCAAAGAGCAACGCATTCAAATCCTAATTTAGGACAAGTTCCTGCTGTTACTGTTCCTTACGGTAAAGAATTTAGAGAATTGTTTATCGTTCCAAAAGGGAAAGCAATGTGTGGTGTTGATATATCTAGTTTAGAAATTAGATTATTAGGACATTACATTGCTAAGTATGATAACGGTGCGTATGCAAATCTTGTAGTTAACGGTGACATACATACTGAAAATCAAAAACTTGCAGGATTAGATACACGTGACCAAAGCAAAAGATTTTTATATGCTTGGCTTTATGGTGCAGGTGTAAATAAGATTGCAGAAGTAACAGGTAAATCTAACAAGGACGCAGCTCAAGTGAGAACTCGTTTCTTAAATAGATTACCTGCTTTAAGTAAACTAATAAAACAAGTTCAAGAAACTTCAGAGCGAGGATATGTAATTGGTTTAGATAGAAGACAAGTAAAAGTTCGTTCAGAGTACGCAGCTCTCAATACTTTATTACAAAGTGCAGGGGCTATAGTATGTAAGCAATGGTTAGTTGAATTTGATAAATCTGTTAAACATATTGAAGGTGTTCAGCAATTACTTTGGGTGCATGATGAAATACAAATCGAATGTCCTGAAGATAAAGCTGAAGAAGTTGGGAAATTAGCTGTTGAATCTATTAAGAAAACAGGTGAACATTTCAATTTAAGAGTACCGTTAACAGGTGAATATAAAATCTCAAACAATTGGAGTGGAACACATTAATGCCAAAAGGAAATAAAAAATTTGACATTGACTTAAAGTATGGACAAGAAAGAGAAGATAGAGTTGTCTCTTTATTGATGTCAAAAAAAGAAAAATGTGAAGTGAAGACAGAAAGAGATTGGTGGTATAAAACTGGAAATATAGCAATTGAAATTGAATGTTATGGAAAACCAAGTGGGTTGATGACTACTGAATCTGATATATGGATTCATGTATTAGCTACAGGTGATACAGATTATTGTAAGCTAGTATTTGATGTGCCTAAATTAAAACAAATAGTAGAGAAGTTTAAGGATAGAACAAAAATGGTTGGAGATTATAAAGCAGCCAAATGTGTTTTAATACCTTTATCTGAACTATTTATAACTGACGGAAAGGGAAAATAGAAATGGCTAAAAACACAATAGTAATAGACGGTGATATTCTAGCGTATAAAAGTGCTGTGAGTGCTGAGTATGATTGCAAGTGGGAAGACGGCTTGTGGACATTACACGCAGATGAAAACCAAGGAAAATATTTAGTGCTTTCTGAAATAGAAGACCTTAAAGAAAAGTTTAAGGCAAATAAAGTAATTGTAGCGTTGACTGATAAAAACAATTTTCGAAAAGATGTTTTACCAACCTACAAGGACAATCGAAAACAAAAACGTAAACCTCTTATACTGAAGGCTTTACGTGAGTATCTAGTGAAGGAATGGAATGCAATAATTCTACCGAATCTAGAAGCAGATGATGTCATGGGCATTGTCGCAACCAAACCTAGGAAGAACGAGAAGATGATTCTATGTTCAATAGATAAAGACTTGAGACAAGTTCCAGGTACTTTATATGATGGTGAAACTATGGTTAAAAGAAGTAACAAAGAATGTAATTGGTGGCACTTAGTGCAAACACTTACAGGTGACGCTGTTGACGGCTTTTCAGGTTGTCCTACAGTTGGAATAGTTACTGCTCAAAAAATTCTTGACAATAAAAGAATGACTACTCGAAAGATGTGGAACTTAGTTGTTAAGGCTTATGAGAAACAAGGTCTTTTCGAACATGACGCTTTACAACAAGCACGTGTTGCAAGGATTTTAAGATACGGAGATTACAATAAGAAAACAGGTGAGGTAAACTTATGGCAAGTATAGAAGGTGATACTTACTTGTCTGAGTTAAAATTAAAAGCTGAAAAAGATAAAGATAAAGAGGTGGTAGACAAGCCACCTCACTATTTGAAATATAAAATTGAACCTATAACTTTTGTAATGACAAATCAATTACCTTTCGCTGAAGGAAATGTTATCAAATATATAATGCGTTGGCGTGATAAGAATGGAATACAAGATTTGAAAAAAGCTAAACGCTATATTGATTTAATAATTGAATTAGAAGAAACAGGAAATATTGACCCTAAAAAAGAATGGAAGGAATAACATGGACTACAGTAAAGATACATTAATAACGGAAGTAGGAATGAGAATACTTAAAGACCGTTATCTAATCGATAGCGAAACAAGTCCTCAACAAGCTTTTAAAAGAGTAGTAGATACTTACTCTGATGATTCTATAATGGCTGACCGTATGTATAAATATGTATCTAACTTGTGGTTTATGTTTGCTACTCCTATTCTAACTAATAGTGGAACAAAAAGAGGAATGCCAATTTCATGCTTTCTTAATTATGTTCCTGATAGTAGAGAAGGACTAACTGAGCATTACACAGAGAATGCTTGGTTAGCTTCTGTTGGTGGTGGTATCGGTGGATATTGGGGACACGTAAGAAGTAACGGAACAAAAACTTCAGGGGGTTCTCAATCTTCAGGTTCAATTCCTTTTATGCACGTAGTGGATAGTGAAATGTTAGCTTTCTCTCAAGGTAAAACTAGAAGGGGCAGCTATGCAGTTTATCAAGATATTAGTCACCCTGAAATAGAAGAGTTTATTGAAATGCGAAAACCTAGTGGTGGAGACGTTCATAGAAAATGTTTGAACCTTCATCATGGTATAGTTATTACAGATGAATTTATGAATATTGTCGAAGACTGTACAAAAAATTTAGGGGCAAATGATGATTGGCAATTAATTGACCCTCATACAAAAAAAGTTGTGCGTACTGTTTCTGCTCGAAAATTGTGGCAAAAAATTTTAGAGACTAGAGTAACAACAGGTGAGCCTTATTTGTTTTTTAAAGATACAGTTAATGCAAGTTTGCCTGACGCACAGAAAAAATTAGGATTAAAAGTATATCACTCTAACTTATGTAGTGAAATAACTTTACCAACAAATGAAACAAGAACAGCCGTGTGCTGTTTATCAAGTTTAAATATAGAAAAATATGATGAATGGAAAAACAACTCTGAGTTCATACCTGACGTGGTTCGTTTCCTCGATAATGTATTGGAGTATTTTATTAACAACGCTAGTGATAGCCTTAGCCGTGCTAAGTATTCTGCTAGTCAAGAGCGTAGTATTGGATTGGGGACAATGGGTTTCCATTCGTATCTCCAAAGTAAAAAAATTCCTTTTGGGAGTGCGTTATCCAAAGGATTAAATTTAAAAATATTCTCTCATATAAAAGACCAAGCCGAACAAACTTCAAAAAATTTAGCTAGTGAAAAAGGTGAAGCACCTGATATGCAAGGTACAGGTATGCGTAACGCTCATCTTTTAGCTATTGCACCTAATGCCTCAAGTAGTATTATTTGTGGTAGCACTAGTCCTTCCATAGAACCTCTCCGAGCAAATGCTTATAGTCAAAAAACTATGAGTGGTACTCACTTTATGAAAAATAAATATCTTCAAAAACTTTTAAAAGAAAAAGATATAGACAACGAAGAAACCTGGAAAAGCATTATTGCTAATCGAGGTTCAGTAAGACACTTAGAACAATTAAATGATTGGGAAAAAAATATCTTTGCTACAGCAATTGAAATAGACCAAAATTGGATTATTGAATTAGCTGCTGATAGGCAAAAATATATTTGTCAATCACAAAGTTTAAATATTTTTGTTCCTTCAGATGTTAATATAAGAGATTTACATTTATTACATTTAAAAGCGTGGAAGAAAAAATTAAAAACTTTATATTACTGTCGTTCTGAAGCAGTCAAAAGAGCAGAAATAATTTCAACAAAAATTGAAAGGAAAGTTAGACCAGATTCAAAAGAAGGTTGTCTAGCTTGTGAAGCATAATGGCAAAAGCACCTAAGTGGGGTGTCAACACTTATAAAAAAACAAGTAAGAAAAAAATAGGCAGACATAAAAAAAATTTAAACAAATCTGAAAAACGAAATTATAAAAGAAATAGAGGACAAGGAAGATGACCAAGTGTAACAACAAATGTGAATGTGGAAGACGCATACATGATAAAGACAAAACAAAAAAAGAAAAACTAAATGTGCTGTGGCATACATATCATACCATATTAGCAACAGAATTATTAATTATTATTATAATAGAAGGGATTGAATTATTAAGATGAGTTTATTTAAAGAAAGAAATCATTACAAACCGTTTGAATACCCATGGGCTTTTGACGCTTATGACGCACAACAAAAAATGCACTGGCTTCCTAGTGAAGTACCGTTGCATGAAGATATTAGAGACTGGAATGAAAAATTAACTCTTAAAGAAAAGAACTTAATTAATCAAATATTAAAATTCTTTACTCAAGGTGATGTAGATGTCGCTAGAGCGTATGTAGATACCTACCTTCCTAAATTTAAAGCACCTGAAATAAGAATGATGCTAACAACTATTGCTTCTAATGAGGCTATTCATGCTCATGCTTATTCATTATTAAATGATACTATTGGAACGCCTGAACTTACAAATTATCAAGCCTTTCAAGAATATAAAGAAATGGCAGATAAACACAATTATTTATTTAAAGATAAAGGTAAAGGACTAGAAGGACTGGCTAGAGATATGGCTTGTTTTTCTGCTTTTGGCGAAGGCTTACAGCTATTCGCTTCCTTTGTCATGCTATTAAATTTTCAAAGATTCGGAAAGATGAAAGGAATGTGTCAGATAGTAACATGGTCTATTAGAGATGAGACTCATCATGTTGAAAGTATGATTAAATTATTTCATTCTTTAATTGATGAAAATAAAAAAATATGGAATGATAAATTCAAAAAAACTTTATATCAAATATGTAGAGATATGGTTACCCTAGAAGATAAATTTATAGATTTAGCTTTTGAAATGGGTGGCGTAGAAGGCTTAGAGTCTAAACAAGTCAAACAATATATTCGACACATTGCTGATAGAAGACTGTTGCAATTAGGATTAAAACCTAATTTTAAAGCTAAAACTAACCCCTTACCTTGGCTAGATTGGGTGTTAAATGGCGTAGAACACGCTAATTTCTTCGAAAACAGAGCAACAGAATATACAAAAGGAAACCTAACAGGGCAGCTATGGTCTTAATAGTCCCCATATTAGAAGGAAATAGATATGAAACAAAATGAAAATAATCAAAATCCTTTAGAGGAGATTCAATTACCATACACGGTAGATGAACTTATAAAAGTTTTGGATAAGATTTATCCTGACCGTTCACCTTCATTAAAAGATAATGAGCGTGAAGTTTGGTTCAAGGCAGGTCAAAGAAGTGTAGTTAATTGGTTAATCGAACTTAAAAAACGTAGTGAAGATAATTTATTAGGGGGATAATAATATGTGCATAGGTGGAACACAAGTGCCGCAGCAAAAGTTTGCTGTTAGACCAGACCCCAATTTAACGTATGTTAAAGGGAATATTGAAGACCCTTTATCAGACCCTTTTGTTCAAAAAGATACTTCACCTATTAAGGTTGCGAAGAAGTCGTCAGTAACTCAGTCTTCTTCAAACGATTTAAACATTTCGAGTTATACTTAATTAAATGAAAGGAGTCCAATATGTGTTTTGGTGGTGGTGCTAAACCGATTGTTCAACAAGCGGCAAAAGTTCCAGTGAGAGCAATGAATGTGGCTGAAGAATTAGCCCCAACAATTGAATTATCTTCTGAAGATGCTTTAGAATTAGCGAAGAAGAAAAAATCTAAGAAGGGAACATTAGCTATGCAAACAGACCTAAATATTATTTCAGGCACGTCAGACGTTAATACAGGTTAAGGTAGAAACAGATGGCTAAAGAAATTATGGGTTTTGATGTAAACGATAAAGCTGAAAGCCGATACAATTCTCTATCTGAAATTAGAAATCATTACTTAAAAAGAAGTAGAGAATGCTCTGAATTAACAATACCAACTCTTATACCAGAAGATTATCAAACACAATCAAGTGACTTCTACAGTCCTTTTCAATCAGTAGGTAGTCGAGGTGTCAACAACCTTGCTTCAAAATTACTCCTACTATTACTCCCCCCAAATCAACCTTTTTTCCGTTTAGCAATTCAAGGAAAAGCTAAACAACAAGTTGACTTACAACCTCAACTTAAAACAGCGATAGAAAAAGCATTCGCTGGAATTGAGCGTGATGTCATGGCTAAAATTGAAGCTTTGGCTATTCGTGTTCCTGCATTTGAAGCTATCAAACATTTAATTGTTGGTGGTAATGTACTTTGTTATATTCCAAAAGAAGGAACTATGAGAGTATATGGTTTAAATCAATATGTATGTAAAAGGGACGGTGAAGGAAATATTTTAGAAATAGTTATAAAAGAAAGTGTTTCTCTTTTATCTTTAGATGAAGAAGTTAGAGAACAAATAATAAATGCAATGTCTAAGAAAGACGTTAAGTCTAATACTAATTGCGATTTATATACTCATATTTATAAACTACCAGATGACAAATTTTATGTATGTCAAGAAGCTAAAGGAATAAAAATTCCATCTTCAATTGGAATATATAATTCAGACCGTTTACCTTTCTTACCTTTAAGAATGGTGAGAGTTGACGGTGAAGATTATGGACGTTCTTATGTTGAAGAATATATTGGTGACTTAAAATCTTTAGAAGGATTATCACAATCACTTGTAGAAAGTGCTGCGGCTTCTTCTAAAATGGTTTTCATGGTTAAACCAAACTCTACTACAAAGAAAAGAGATTTAGCAATTGCACGTAATGGTGATATTATAACTGGAAATGATGATGATGTTTCAGTTTTACAAGCAAACAAATTTTATGATTTACAAACTGTAGAGAAAGCAGTCACAAGACTAGAAGAAAGAATGGCTTATGCTTTCTTATTAAACACAGCTATTCAGCGTCAAGCTGAACGTGTAACGGCTCAGGAAATTCGTTACATGGCAAATGAATTAGAAACAGCAATGGGTGGTATTTATTCTTTATTGTCACAAGAATTACAATTACCTCTTGTTAATTTACTAATGGTAAGAATGGGAAGTAAAAATGAAATTCCTAAATTACCTAAAGGTTCTGTAAGACCAACTATTATTACAGGTATAGAAGCCCTGGGACGTGGAAATGATTTACAGAAACTTAGAGAGTTTGTTGCAGAAATAGGACAACTTGCTCAAATCAATCCTCAAGTTGTTCAATTATTAAATCCTATGGATTTGATTCAAAGATTAGCAACAGCACAAGGAATTGATACGGAAGGCTTGATAAAGACTCCTGAACAATTACAAGCCGAACAAGAACAAGCAGCAATGCAACAACAGCAACAACAAATGGCTGATACTGCTCAAGCAGTCGCACCAAAAGTTGCTGACAATTATACGAAACCAACACAGTAAAGGAGTAAAAACTTATGGTTGATAAAGTCGAAATAAATGAAGGACAAACAGGGGCAGAATCCCCTAAAGAAGACGCAAAGCCAGTATTAAAAGAAGAGCCAAAGAGTGAGCGACCTGAATGGCTTCCTGGTAAATTTAAATCGCCTGAAGAAATGGCGAAAGCTTATGGAGAGTTAGAAGTAAAACTTAGTAAAAGTTCTGAAGAACAAACTAAAGTTGAAGAACAGCCTGATAAAAAAGAAGGCGACTTATCTATAGACAAAGACGCTCAAAAAGCTGTTGAAAGTGCTGGATTAAATCTAGAAACTTTACAACAGGAATATAATAGTGAAGGACAATTAGCTGAAAAATCTTATCAATCTTTAGAAAAAGCAGGTATTCCAAAAGATTACGTAGACGCTTTTATTAAAGGACAAGAAGCAATTGCTACACAAACTTCTAATACATTAAAACAAGAAGTTGGTGGTTCTGAAAATTATAAGGCAATGATGGAATGGGCTGGAAATAATTTATCTGAAGCTGAACAAACTTCTTATAATAATACGGTTAACAGTAAAGACATTGAAGCTACTCGTTTAGCAATTCAAGGTCTTAATGCTCGTTACAAAAATAGTGAAGGAATAGACCCTAACTTACAATCTGGTGATAAACCTACAGGGGCGAATGCACCTGGATTTAGGTCATGGGGTGAAGTTACGGCTGCAATGTCTGACGAAAGATATTCAAAAGATGAAGCTTATCGTTCAGATATTCAAGCTAAATTGAAAAACAGTAGGTTATAATATGTTTTTATACGCATTGAAAAAAAAGTATGAAGCAGAGTTTGCTGAACATACTTCGGTTGTTGATACTTACTTAAAAAATCCAGTAGGTATTCCTGACCATGATGATATTCTTGGCACAATTAAAAATAGATATGATAAATTAACTGTATCTACTTTAGCGTTAAAGAATATAAATGACCTTCTTGATAAGGCTCAAGAAGCTGAGAAAAAAGATAAAAAATAAAAGAAAGGGGGAAATATGTTTAAATTTGATTTAGAAATTCCAACTTACGCAGAATGGAAAGTTCAAATTGAAAAATTCTTAAAAGAACAACCTGAACAAGCTAAGAAATATCAAGAACAAATTCAAAAGTTTTGGAAAGATTTTTGGGAAGATACATTTAAAATAAAATAATAAAGGATAATACAATGGCAAAAAAGAAAAAAAAGAAAAAAGATAAGAAGAAAAAGAACAAGAAGAAGAAAAGATAGTTGTGTTACCTTTTCAGGTAGCAACTGCCAAGTGCAAATAAGTAGATTAAACTGACCTTCTCGAGGGAAGACAATCTTTATTAAGAAGCTGAAAGTGCAAGGCTTTTATTAACAATAACCATAAATATAAAAAGGAGAAATAATTATGGCAGCATCAACACCGGCGTCAATAGGACGAGTAAACGCTGCAGGTGCAGAAGACGCATTGTTTCTGAAAGTTTTCGCTGGAGAAGTTTTAACTTCTTTCGAGAGAGCTTCAAAAACTGCTGGTTCAGATTTAGTGAGAACTATATCTAGCGGCAAGTCGGCAACCTTCCCAGTTATGGGGAGAATCGACAGTGCATATCACACACCTGGAGCAGAAATTACTGGTTCAGACGTCAATCACAACGAGAAGGTTATTACAATTAATGACCTTTTAGTTTCTAGTGTATTTTTATCAAATATCGAAGAAGCAAAAAACCATTGGGACGTAAGAAATGCGTACTCTGCTGAAATTGGCAGGGCTTTAGCATACGCTAAAGATAGACATATCTTAATAAACATTGGTAGAGCTTCTCTTGGTACAGCAAATGTAGGTGACACAAGTTATCCTGCAGGAACTACACTAACAAACACGACAATAGCAAGTGCAACTGCGGCTGATAGTGCGAATGCGTTCATTACTGAACTATTCAATTCGGCTAAAACTTTAGACGACAACTACGTTCCTAGTGAAGGTAGAAGATGTTTTCTAAAACCGGAAATGTACTACAAGTTGGCAAATGCGACTAATGCAGTAAATGTAGACTTTAGAGGTCTAGGTTCTATTGCAGAGGGTAAAGTGCAGAAAATTGCAGGAATTGAATTAGTTCCTGTTGCTCACTTTACAGACTTCCATGTAACGGCTGGAGTAGCTGTAGGTTCTTACGCACAAGGTGGAACAACACCTTATACTGTAAACCTATCTGACTACGTTGGCTTGGTAAGTCACCCAAGTGCTGTTGGTACGGTTAAACTTATGGACTTGGCTGTGGAATCAGACTATGATATTCGTAGACAAGGAACGCTAATGGTAGCGAAATACGCTATGGGACATGATGTCCTTAGACCAGAAGCGGCTGTAGGAATTAAAGACGCATAATAGCTTCTTTATTGTACTATACAATACAAATAGATTGAGGGGAGAAATCCCCTCAGTCTTATCTCGCTTATAGAAAGGAGAAAAATATGACGTTAGACTTAACGCCTTTCAGAAATTTTACAGTAGGATTTGATTCTCTGTTTGATGAACTGGAAAATTATAAACCAATAAACTATCCACCATATAATATATCAAAGATTAAAGATGGTGAGTATAAAGTGGAAATGGCAATTGCAGGTTTTACTAAAAAAGATGTAACGGTAACTGCCAAGGAAAATATCTTAGCCGTAAACGGTAAGAAGGAAAAATCGGAATCCGACTTCCTTTATAAAGGTATTGGTGAAAGGTCTTTCTCTCAAACTTTTAGATTAGCTGAATATATGTTTATAGAAAAAGCTGAAATGAAAGATGGTATCTTACGGATTTTCTTGAAACAAGAACTTCCTGAAGAGAAAAAAGAGAAGATTATACAAATCACTTAAATTGGAAATTTAGACTGAAAGGGGCTTTTTGCCCCTTTTGGTTAAAATAAATCTTCCATAGAAGCACGTAGATTAAAATTAGAGGGGTCACGTGACCCTAAGTACCCCCTAAATTAAGGAGAAATTAATGGCAACACAAATAACTGCAACTACTGAATTACAGGCTATAAACACAATATTAAGTTTTATTGGTGAAGCACCTGTATCAAGTATTACAGGAAATATTGGAACAGACGTGGCTGTCGCTAAACAGATTTTAGATGAAAGTTCTCTAAGCATACAAACTCAAGGTTGGTTCTTTAATAGAGAATTAGAAGTAACTCAAGCTAGAGATACTGATAATAAAGTACCTCTTGAAACTAACTGTGTAGCAATTGAACCTTCTGCCCCTTATCAATATCAATATTCTTATACTATAAGAGACGGATTTTTATATGACTTAAAAAATCATACAAATGTTTTCGCAACGGCACCAGTTCAAATTGATAAAACTATGATTCAACAGTTTGAACATCTTCCTGAATATGCAAGACGATACATCACTATTAAAGCAGCTCGAAGATTTGCTGCAAGATATATTGGTGCAGATTCTTTAGTTAAATTAGCTTCGCTTGATGAACAAGAATCTCACGTAGCTTTTGAACAAGCTGACTCTAGAGCAATGGACGCAAATATACTTAAAGATGAGTATAATTTGAATTACATTGTTAATAGAGGATTTAAGCGTTCAAGTAGGTAATCATGTCTGTAGTATCGCAATCAATCCCAAACCTGATTAACGGTATCAGTCAACAAAATCCTGTACAAAGAAATGTAGGACAAGCTGAAAGCCAAATTAATTTTCAATCAAATATAATTGATGGTCTGTCTAAAAGACCCCCAACAGAATTTGTTAAAAACTTATTAGCTTCAACTGTCTTTCCAAATAATTGTGCAATTCATTGGATTAACCGTGATAGTTCAAATCAATATGTCGCTGTATTTACTAATGGTACTGTTAAAGTATATGACCTAGCAGGAAATGAAAAAACTGTAACTATGGGTACAGGTGCAGCAACTTATTTAACAACAACAAGTCCTTTAGAAAATTTAAAGTTTGTAAATATTGCAGACTATACATTTGTCGCCAACAAAGCAATTACTGTAGCTGAAGATTCAACAACAACAGCAGCTAAAGTACAAGAATTTTTATGTTATGTAAAAAGTTCTCAATATGGCAGACAATATAGTGTTACATTAAATCACTCTGCTTGGACTTATCCAATAGAAGTTTTATTTCAAATGCCTACAGGCAATGACGCTGCAACAGATAGTAAATTTAGAGATACTGAAAAGATTGCTCATATATTATTATATGGAACAGGGTCAGCACATTGGAACGGTTCAGCAGATGGAATTGGATTTAAAACTATAAGAACTGATACAGGGGCTACATTAAGTACGTCTGAAGGATTGGCAAATTATAGTGGAATTACAGGAACATTTACGCCAACTCAATTTGGTAACACAATTTACATGACTTGTGCTAGTGGAACATTTACAGTATCAACTACTGATGGTTTCGGTAACCAAGCTATGTACGCTATTAAAGATTCTATAAATGATTTTGCAGACTTACCTTACTATGCAAAAACAGATATGATATTACAAATTACAGGTGATGAAGGTGATACACTTTCAGATTACTATGTAAAATTTACTGGCAGCGGTGTATGGAGTGAAACAATCGGACCGGGTGTTAAAGTTGGATTAGATGATTCAACAATGCCGTTTGCTTTAATTAATAATAATGACGGAACATTCAGTATGGATAAACAAACTTATACTGATAGAGTATGTGGTGATGAAGATACAAACTCAGCACCAAGTTTTGTAGGACAAACAATTAATAATTTAACTTTCTTCCAAAACAGATTAGGAATTATTTCAAATCAAAATTTAATATTATCAGAAAATGCAGAATATTATAATTTCTATGCAACAACAGGTACAGATGTTTTAGATACTGACCCTATTGATATTGCTGCGGCTGGAACAACCGTTAATAAACTTTATAATTCTATAGACTTTAATGAACAGTTATTATTATTCTCAGAAGAATCACAATATATTTTAGAATCTATAGGAGAAAGTGTAACTCCAACAACAGCTACATTAACTAAAACAAGTCAATTTAATCACGCACTAAAAGTTGCACCTAAATCAGCAGGTAAATTTGTTTACTTTGCTCAAAGAAGAAATGATAAAACAGCAGTAACAGAATACTTTGCTGATGATGATACTTTAACAAATGACGGAATAGATGTAACTATTGGAGTTCAAAAATTAATTCCTGATAATGCTTTTAAACTAATTGCAAACAATGTCGAAGATACTTTATTTGTATTAACACACGACACTTTAGACGCAGTAAATAGTACAGCTTACACACCTGGAAGTGCTGTAACTTCAACTAATGCAAATACTTTAAATGTTTATAAATATTTCTTTGACGCTGATAAAAAAGTACAATCTTCTTGGTCAACTTGGACTTTGAATAATTGTCAAATATTATCGGCTGAAGCTTTTGACGCTAATTTATATCTTGTTGTTAATGAAAATAAAAATACAAAATTATTAAAAATAGATTTAAGAAATCCTGCGTATGGTTCATTAACACATAATTTACACATGGATTTTAGAACAAGTGCCTTAACAGGAGTTTATGATAGTGCAACAGATTTAACTACATTTACTATGCCTTATAGTGTCAATCAAACTTTAAGAGCCGTTGATACAACTAACGGAACAAATCATACTATTACAGATGCAGCTAATGCAACTTGCACAATTACAGTTACAGATGCACTCAACATTGCTGTCGGAACTACTCTCACATTTACGGATAATGCTGGTGTTTCTACAACAATGACAGGGACAGCAACAAACCCAACTACTAATCCAAATGAATTTAGTGTAGGAGTAGATGCGGCATCTACAGCAGATAATATTGCTGTCGGAGCGTATAGCCTTTATGGTATTAATGGTTTAGCAGGATATTCAGCCCCTAATCCTGCATCAAATGTAATTACAGTTACAAGAGCAGTAGCAGGAGCTTCAAATTTAACTGTGACTTCTTCTGACCCTGTAAGATTAGCTGTTACAAATTTTGTTACTCCTGCAACTACTTATACTTTAGTTGGTAATCATACATCTTGTGTGTTTGGTTCATTTTATGATTCAACATATCAATTTTCTACTCCTTATATTAGAGAGTCTTTACCGACAGGGGGAATTATGTCTGTAACTTCAGGTCGTTATCAAATACGACAATTTGAAGTTAATTATGAGAATACAGGATTTTTCCAGGCTGAAGTTACGCCTGATGGAAGAGCAACAACAACGTATGATATGAGTGGAACTGTTATTAATAGTTCTGGTGCTGTTATTGGACAACCAAATATTGATAGTGGTACTTATAAAATACCAATACAATCAAAGAATACAGGGTTTACTTGTTCATTAAAAAATAATTCGCATTTACCTTGTCACTTTGTATCAGCAGAAATAGAAGGATTTTACTTTAGACGCTCAAATAGAATTTAAATGGAAAAATATGTTAAAATAGCAACACCTGAAGACGCTCATAGGTTAGCACCGAAAGTACGGAAAGCTGACATTGATGAGATTAAAGCGTCTAATAATATAACCCCTTTAAGGGGATTATTATATCCATTTACAAAATTAAGACATAAAACTTTTTCTATTATAGGAACAAAGGAAGAAGGAGTTATCGGTATGTTTGGCGTTGTTCCATGTGAAACAAAAGATTTTGGGATTGCTTGGTTATTATCTAGTGAAGAATTAATAAACCATACCCTACAGTTTTTACGTGAATGCCCTAAATGGGTAGAAGAAATGGGACAAGATTATAAATATTTATATAATTATATAGATGAAAGAAATATAGTAGCACTTAAATGGTTAGAATTTTTAAAATTCAAGCATATAGAAACGCTACCGTATGGATATGAAAAAAGGAAATTTAAATTAATGTTAAAGGAGATAAAATAATATGTGTTCACCAGAAGCAGCACTTGCAGGTATTCAAATTATGGGCAAGTATGCGGCTTATCAAGACCAAAAGACTAAATATCGAACAGATGTTGCAGCTAATACAGTCGCTAAGAAAAACGCTAGTAGAGGTCTGCACGAAGATTTTGGTCAAATTGATTATCAAAAAGGTGAAGCTGTCTCCGAAAAAGTTAGAGAAACTGTAAGAGCAAAGATTGAGAAAATAAATGAAATGGCTACACAACTAAATTTAAATGTAGGGAACGCTTCATCTATTATGAAAGATGTTGGAACTGAATATGAAACAGACCACATGGACGTAGCTGTAGCTTACGATAGAGATATGATAGATTTAAACAGAAAAGAACTAGAAGCTTTTGGTGCGTATGAAAGAACTATCAATGACTTACCTGTTCCTTATAAACCTAGTAAACTTGGATTAGCTATTGGAGTGGCTGAATCTACTTTACAATACCAAATAAATACAGACAGAGATTTACTCTTTAGAAAGAACACATAGGATAAACAATGGCATATAAATCACCAGTAAAAAATGTATATTATCAAAGCACGTCTGCTGGAAGACCTAGCACTCCTAGAAAAACAGAACTTGGAGAAATAGCGAATGCTCTCGATAGTTTTAGTGTGACTATGGGTAAATATGCTACACAACAGAAAAGTGAAGACCAAAAGAATGCTCAAGCAGTATTTGATAAACTTAAAATGGAAGGGATTACTAACCCTGATGACATTCAAAAATTAATTAATAATAATGACCCTAAAGTTGAAGGCTTACAAAAATATTGGGCGAAAGCTGTTATAGATACTAATTTTGCAATTACTCACGCTCTTGATGATGGTGACGCAGTTTCAGCAAATATTCATAAAACTATTGGTAATTCTACAGAAACAGGATTAACCTTTGCTGACGTTGATTTAGACAAAGAATTTGAAAATGTACAAAGAGATTTCTCAGAAAAATCTACTTCTTATGTTCGTGCTTATACTGAAGCTTTTCAAAAAATTCAATTAGATTTCCAAGATAAAAAATTAGTTGCTGACGCTGAACGATTAAATTTAGAAAAACGAAGTGCAGCTCATACACAGTTAACTCACAATTGGGACAATACGAAACCTGAAGATAAATGGACTATGCTTCAATTATGGTATCAAGATAAAACTTCTACTACTTCAAAAGGAAATAAAAATGGTAAAGGATTTTTATTAGCTGAAGAAGCTAACAGACTTATTCTAAATTTCTTAGAAGAACGTGTTCAAACTACATCTAGTGCAACTGAATTAATGTCTATCAAAGAGATGTTAATAAAACAAAGAGTTACTAAAAATAAAGAATTACTACCTTCTTTTAAAGATGATTTAGTTCATCAAACTCAAGCAAGAAAAATTTGGAAACATCTTCTAAAGAAACAAAAAACTATGCTTGATAATGCAAATGTAGAACAAATGTATTTTGAAGGAGTAGCACACAAAAGTGTTTATAAGGGTAAAAATATTTCTGACGCTAAAAAGAAATTAGCTGAAACTAATATACTTAAAAAGATAACTGCTTTAGTAGAACAAGAAGCTCATGCTTATAATAATAATAATCCTAACTTACCAAAATTTGATAAAGAAATTAGAATTGATTCATATATCGCAAGTATTATGTCTAAAAATTCTGTTGTCTTTACTCCTTGGAAAGAAGAACTAGAACACGCATTAGGTGTTATTAACAATACTAATATTTTCGACATTGATAATGTAGAAAACTTTATGATTGGCTACAATAGATTTAAAAAATTAAAAAGATTAGGACAAGACAATAATCCTAAAGCTGACTATTTAACTGGAAGAGAAGAATTATTCTATGAAGGTGTTTTAGCTTTAGAAAGAAATGGAATAGAAGTTAATCAAGCTGTAGCAAAAATGTGGCAGTTTATTAACAATGATGATTATGTAAAAGAATTTGAAGCTATAGATAATATAGCTGATATGCGAACTGCAATTGATAACTATTTTGACGCTTGGGGTTGGGACGACAATACTGAAACAAATCCTCAAGTACAGGAAGCTATGCGTATAGCTAAAATTTTAAGAATAACAGGAGTCCCTGAAGCAACAGCGTATGAACAAGCAGCTAAAATGGTTACAGATTCTTATATTTCTGTAGATGGTATTCTTTGGAATAGACGAAAAATGCCTAACGGAAATAAAGGATTAGAAAAAGAATTAACAGTTAAATCAAAAGAAATTTCAAAAATAATTGAAGATAAATATGAATATTATGATGAAGGTGATTTAGTTTTAGCACCTTGGTTTGGTAATATGTATGTGGTTATGGAACGAAATACTAGACTTCCAGCACAAGTAGATGGTAAAGCTTTTGCTTTTACCTATGCTGAAGTATTTGGTGACGGAGAAAATTCTTTAAGTAAACTATTAGCTGAAAATGGAATTAATAAAGCACATATAGAAAAAAATGCAGAAATATTAAAGCTATTAGATGATAAAGATATGGAAGACTTAAAAAATCTTTCTGAAAACGAACTAAAAGCAATAGAAGAAATAACAACTTTTGATGAAAAACTTCACAACAAAAAGAAGAATAAATAATGAATGAAGAATGGATAGATAAGTTTTTAGAAAAACTAGCTGAACATGAAGGAACTGAAGGTAGAAAAGTCGCTATAGAAGGTGGTAAAGGAACTAGAGGTTACGGCATTACTACCATTGCTAAAGGATTAATAAACTTTTTAACTTTAAATGGTTTAAATGCTGATGAAATGAGCGATAAAGATTTAGCTAAACAAATAGTTATTTACAATATTGACCAAATTAAAAATTCAATTGGTGAAGAAAATTGGAATAAACTACCAAACTCTATGAAAATGGTAGCGTCTGACCAATATTATAATGCTGGAAAATTATTTCCAGGTTTCAAAAAAGATTTAACAGATGGAAATTATAAATCAGCTTTGAAAAATACTTTAGATATAGTCTTAGCTAATGATACTACAACAGGAAAAAGTGCAATATTAAATGGATTAATTAAGAGACGAATTGATTGGTATAATATAGCAGCTCAAGAATTAGGATTTAATACAATTAATGATTTTTCAATTAATGATTCAGTTGTTGAAGGAAAGAAAACAGCTATTAATTATAACTACTCTGATGGAAGTGCTTTCACAATTGACAGTAAAGCTGATATGCACTCTCAATCGCTAAAAAAAACTGACAAATTTTTCTTAGGAGATAAGACTTCTCTTTTAAGTACAGAAGCACAAGACGCAATTAAAAATGTTAGAGATTCAGTTGACTCTGTTTCAGAAGTTACAGGAGTTCAATCAACAGATATAGACCAAGCTGGAAATTTCTTAACAAATTTTATTTCAGACTTACAAGGTATTAATGAAAAATATAAAGTTGAAGGCAAAACTGAATTAGAACAGATTGAAAATGAATATTTAGAAGAACAAGAAGATAAAGCTGAGAATGAAGAACTTTTTAGAAATTCAAAAGAAACTTTTAGAATCGCTAATGAAGATGATATACGAGCAGAAATAGAAAAGCAGAATTTAGAATTACAAGAATATGACCCTTTAGAAGGACATAAAAATCCTACTTTTCTAGAACCATTACCTGATGTTCCGTTTGTATCTAAGATAGACCAATTTCATATTGATAAAGCAAATGAAGAATATAATGAAGAATTAGAAAAAGAAACTAGTCTATGGAATATTGCTGGTGCAGCAAAGGATATGGAATGGGTTTCTTCTTGGCTTTTGAAACACGCTGATAGAGAAGACTTAAATCCTAACCACGAATGGACAATAAGTGATTTTGTTCCTAACAAAGAACAAACAAGTGAAATATTAAAAGGTGTTAATCCTGAGTTTCATGCTGAAATTATAGAGTCAGGAAAGACTTTACCTGAAATGAAAATTTTAGCTAATAAATATCTTGATGTTCAGGAAAAAGAAAAGATATTAATGTCACACGGAGTAGTAACAGGAGTTACAGCAAGACTTCTTGCTGCTGTTTTAGACCCTTCAGCAATTATGTTGGCAATTGCAACAGACGGACTTATGGCTCCAGTTATTATTATGAACAAAGCAAATCGTCTTCAAAGAATTATTAGAGGTGGTTTTGCTGCGGCAACAACCAATGCAGCTATAGAAGGATTTTTAGTAACACAGAATCCTACTTTAGATTTAGATGATGTTCTAATAGCGACTGCGGCTGGATTTGTTTTAGGTGGAACTATAAGAGGAATTAGAAAAACTAAAATTGATGAAGATGAGGCGGCACTTAATAAAGCTGTAGATGATTTTAAAAATGCAAAAGAAAAAGAATTAATAGATGATTCAGGTTTAAAACTTACTGAAAAAGGAAATAAAAAATATAAGAAAGTTAAAACAACTGCTCAAGATGAGTATGATGAAGCGGCTCTGAAATATGATAAAACTATTCTTGAAAGAACAACTGGAAGAGCAGACGGAAATACTGAAATTAGAATGCCTGATGGTAAAGATAAATATATTGTTACTAAAGATGGTAAAGTAATTAAATGTGGAAGAATATAGGAATTAAAAATGGCAGAATGTAATATAGAAGAATCACTAAAAGTAAATGGTGTAGCCCACGAAGGTGCTGATGAAATGGACGCTATGAGTTTTCTTTATATGAAACACATGGCTAAACATTTAGAAGACGCAACAGAAAAAGGTACTTCAGCATTTGGCAAAGGAGATAAATATTGGAAATGGTTTAGATTTGATAGAGCTTCAGTAACAGATATGTCTATCAGTAAAATAACAAGAGGTATTTCTAATATTTTATATGAAGGAATTGGTAGAAAAGGTAAAGATTGGGTTAGAGCAAGAACTATGTCTCAACACAAAACCTTTGAACTTAATAAAATAAGAACACAATTCTATAAAGCGAGAGTAGTTCAACATGACGCTTGGCTTAAAGAAAATAAATTAAAAGGTTTTAATATATACGGAAATACTAAAAGAGGTGAATTTAATGAATTGGTTACTAGGGCAATTAGAGGAGAGAAAATTGATAGTCCTGCTGTTCAAAAAATGGCAGATGCTCAAAGACAACAATATAGAGACCTTTTACAAATGGCGAAAGCTTCAGGAGTAAGGGGTGCTGAAAATATTGAAGAAAGTTTTAAATATATAAGCCGTATTTGGTCAGCTAGAAAATTAAGTGAACTTGTTGGAAAATTTGGACATAAAGAAGTGGTTAATTTCTTAGTTAGGGCTATGAGAGGTGGTGTTAACGCAAAAGAAAATCAAAAAATTGCTGAATATATTTTAGATGTAGTAAGATATGGAAAACCTAATGCAACTATAAATATCAGTAATATATTTAATGCGAAAGCAGCAGACCTTGATAGAATTTTAAAAGAAACAACAGATTTAGAACCTACAAAAATAAATCAAATTATTGGTTCTTTATTTCCAACAGGTGCAAAAGGCGGCACAAATAAATTCTTTAGAAGTAGAAGAGTTAAATTAGATGAAACTTTTTCAGACAGTAAAATGTCTGTTTCAGATTTTCTTGAAAATGATTCAGAACTTTTATTTCTAAATTATGCTAATACTATGACTGGACAAATTGCTTTAGCACAAAGAGGTTTTAGGTCTGTATCTGATTGGGACACAATGATGAGAAACATTGATAAGGAATGGGATAAGATTAAAAGAGAAACACCAGATTTATATAATGAAAGTGCAAGATTAAATGAAAAAGGGGCATTACAAAGTGGTTATGATTGGCTAGTAGGAAAACCTTTAGAAGAAGGATATGATAAAGGCTTTGGAGTTTTTGGAAGAATTATGCGTAAGTGGAATTTTTCTAGAATTATGGGTCAAGTAGGTTTTGCTCAGTTAGCTGAAATTGGAGTTTTAATTGCTAATGTAAGTTTAAGGCAAAGTATAAGACATATACCTGAACTTAGACGTATGATGAAGCGTTTAAAAAATGGTGATATAGATGATGATTTTATTAAAGAAGCTGAAGTATTATTTGGTGGCTTTGGGAGTGAAAGATTAATTCAACAAGTAGCTAACCAAACAGATGAATTTGGCTCTCGAATGGCAGCTATAAAAACAAAATATCAAAAACTTGAAAGAGGATTAGATTACGCAAATAGATTTACAGCAGATGTTTCTGGTATGCACTTAGTAAACCAAGCTATGAAAAGAATAGCTATCAAAGGCATTATGCAAAGATATTTAGATGAAGCTTTTGGTAAAGGAAGAGTAATGTCTGGTCAAAGATTAAGAGACATAGGAATTTCTGATTCTATGCACAAAAGAATTTTACAACAACTTAAAGAACATTCAGATACTTTTGACGGTGCATTTACTAAACGAAAAATTAGAAAAATGAATTTAGATAGATGGGACGACCAGGACGCAGCAAATACTTTAGCTATGTCTATAAATCGTTGGGGTAGAAGAACTATTCAAGAAAATGATATTGGAGAAATGTTTTATAGAATCCCTGGAAAAGGAGTTCTTGGAGTAGACTCTACTTTAGGAAAAATGATGTATCAATTCAGAGGGTTTATGATGACTGCTTATACAAAACATTTATTGCACGGAATTAAGATGAGTGACTTCCAGGCTTATATGGGATTTATAACTTCAATGTTCTTTGCGAGTATGGCAGGATATGCTCAGATACAAGCACAAATGCTTTTAATGGGCAAAAGAGATAGAAAAGAATATTATGAAAAAAGATTCGGTAAAACTAACGCAGATTTGATAAAGAGTTTAGCAAAGATGGGCTTTCAACGGTCAGCTTTTGCTTCAATACTTCCAGCATTCATAGATAGTGGAACACAATTATTAGGGGGAGACCCTTTCTTTCACTATCGGTCAACAGGATTAGCAACTAATATTATAGAAGGTAATCCAACTTATGATATGCTATGGAATAAAGGTTTTAAAGGAATTGGGGCTTCAATGAAGTCTCTATGGGATAAAGACTATGATTTTTCAGAGTCTCAATACAATAAATTAATGCAACTATTAATATTTCAAAATACTTTGGGTATTCAAAACGTAATTAGGAAAATAGGTGATACTACATTGCCTGAAAGACCCTAAAGAGTACCCATATTAGAAGGATATAGAAAAAAAGGAGATAAATGGCTAACTCATTCGTAAGATATACAGGCAATGGTTCAACTGATGTTTATGCAGTAAGCTTCCCTTACAGAAGCCAATCGGACATAACAGTTACTATTGATGGTGTAGCTACAACTGCTTTCACATGGAATGGTGCAGGAACTCAAATAACTTTCACTTCTCCACCTGGAAATTTAACTTCAATCCAAATTAAAAGAACTACAAGTCAAACTTCAAGATTAGTTGACTATGCGGCAGGTTCAGTTTTAACAGAAAATGATTTAGATACAGATTCGACTCAAGCATTCTATATAGGTCAAGAAGCTGTTGATGAAGCGAATGATAGAATTGTTTTTGATGTGGCTGACTTTCAATGGGACGCAGGAAGTAAAAGAATTAAAAATGTAGCAAATCCTACAGCTAACCAAGACGCTGTTACAAAATATTATTTAGAAAACACTTGGTTATCAACTGCAGACAAAGCGAATTTAACTTCTGTAGCAGGAGTAGCTTCAGAAATTGCCTTATTAGGCACTACTGATGCTATTGCAGACATGAATACATTGGGAACGACAGCTATCGTTGCCGATTTAGATGCTGTAGCAGATAAAGTTACAGAAATTGGAAGATTAGGAACAGCAGACGCAGTAGCCGACCTAGCAATTTTAGGAACTTCGGCAATCGTTACAGATTTAGATTTACTGGGTACATCAGCAGTCGTTACCGATATGGATTTATTGGCAACGTCAGGAAATGTTACCAATATGGCAACTCTTGGAGCAAGTGGAGTTGTAACTAATATTGCGACAGTTGCAGGTCAAATTACACCAGCAAATAATATTTCAACTTTAGCAGGAATTTCTAGCGACATAACTGCTGTAGCAGGTATTGCTTCTGATATTGCAGACGTACAAGACAAGTTAGCAGAAATTGAAACTGCCGCAGATGATTTGAATGAAGCAACTTCAGAAATTGATACAGTTGCAGGAGCAATCACTAATATTGATTTAGTTGGAAATGCAATAGCAAATGTTAATTTAGTTGGTGGACAAATTTCTCCGACAAATAATATTTCTACAGTTGCTACAAATATTGTAGGAGTAACCAGTTTCGCAGAACGATATAGAGTTGGTGCTACTAATCCTACAGGTTCATTAGATGCAGGAGACTTATTCTTTAATACAGGAGACAGCACTCTCAAATATTATTCGGGAAGCACTTGGGCTTCTATTACAGCAGGTATTGGAAGTATAGCAGATGACACTACACCTCAATTAGGTGGGGATTTAGATTTAAATGGAAACAGTATAGATTTTCCAACAACACCAAATATTTCAGATGTACTAGATGAAGATGCTATGGGTTCAGATAGTGCA